CACGGAGTCTAGGTAAGCCGTCTCCGAGAAGTGTAACACCTCCTATAGGTGTACCTCCTTGGAAGACGGAATCCAGACCCAACGTGAGACATTTGGTTGCACAGGTATCAGGTACTCCCGCATAGTGGAGAAGATTATCAAGCTGACAAGCTTCGACGGTCTCATTCCGTATGCGTTTTGCCAACTCAGTCGCCTTGGATGGATTCATCGGTTTTGCCGATTTCCATTTTTGGGTGGCCGTTTTGGTGAGTGCCATGATCCTGTTGGATGTTTTTGTAAAGTTGAGTTTTTGCTTCACTGCTGTCCCATGATGGGGGTCAGCAGCGTAGTACTCAAGTGTCCTCTGCACAATTGCTTTTTCGACGTCTACTCTTTTGCGGACATCGGAGGCAAGAACTGCAGTCGCGTACGGGTACAGAGTTGTTCGCTCTGTCCCGGGGACATATCCTATAATCGGTTCGAGACCAGGGGGCCCTTGCGTTCCCTGGTATCGGTACCCTTTCACTCCGGCGGCTTGGAGCATAGCACTTTGGCTTGGCGTCAGCGGTGTCACGGAAGGTTCCTGTAGTGTGACAACTCGGAACTCTTTCGAGCCCTGCTGAGGCCATGTCTCGGTGGTTTGTAGGATATTGCGGAGAATGCGTCTCACCTCCACTGGTGCTGTTTGGAGGAGGTGTAGATGCTTGATCTGCGACTTGAGCTCGTCGTTTCCATTGAGTATGGATGCGGCGGCTCTTCGAAAAAGGTCGGGTGCGGCGGGCTTCCCCGGAAGCCCCCACCCACCTAACTCTTTTGGCCAGTTGAGCGGTAGCTTAGACTGGCGGTACATTCGGAAAATCTTCTTGTGGATTCGTTCTGCGATTCGACGGACCGTGTGTGCCCTTTCTGGGTTGTCGGAGTTCCTATGGCACTCCCACAACACAGAGGGCAAGACTGCCCACCCCGGTAGGAGTTCTGCGCGTCGAATTGCGCTCCTCCCCTGGGCTTGCCGTTTTGCCCCTACGAGTGCGGATAGTTTTACTCGGATCCGGTGTTGTAGCCGAAAGTAGCGGTACTCTTTGAGTCGCTTACTCTCGGTGACTGAGCCGTTTCGAGATAAACTTGATGCATGGAATCTTGCGCGCTCGAGCGCAAATCCAAAGTCTGACAGGCGCTCGCCTTTCTGGTGGAGCTCTTCTAGGTCACGGTACGTTGCTGTACGCTCCGTGAGGATGTAGAACTCTTCCAGGAAGACGAGTCCTTGCTTGGAGTAGTAGCTTTTGTTCGCATTAACTACCATTCCTAGCCCGGTCAGGTTCGACTCATAGTCTTGCCTGTGTCTTTTAGTCCAGACGGCTGCGAAGTCATCCCCGCCGATGACATAGTAGCCGTAGTCACCATTGTGTGTGAGCCTTCTGTCTCTTCTATCTTGATCACGAGATGTTGACTTGGCTGCCTTTGCCCCGACCTTATTATCTAGGTCTGGACCTTGGTACCAGTTCGACACCGTGTCATGTTGCATTTTACATGCGTTGAAAGCACAGAATTCGTTGATCAGTGAGAGGATCGGCCATGTCAACGGGAGTCCCATAAGGATTCCCCGCGTCGTCCGTCCCAGGCGCTGGCCTTTCTTGTTGAGCACTACGCTCTGCGG